ACCCCGTGCATAGGCGGGATAGCAAATCCGCCTTTACCATCAGGTATTTGTGTGGTTTTCATCATAGAATTCCACTTTTTACTGACATTCAGTTGAGTCGACTTCATTGTTATTAAAGCCGGTGTATAACCTCCTGTCTTTGTCTCAACCATTACATAATAAGAAGCAGTCTCTTCAAGATAATTACCATTTGGTAATCTGATCTTTGATCCTTCTCTCTTACCAGTATTGATTACCTCACTGTTCGGCATATGGATAGCCACAGGAGCACCAGGCCCATCCCCTCTGTCCGACCACTCTGGGTAATCTTTTTTGTAGTAGCAAGGAATAACCTTGATACCTTTATTACCATCGTATAGTTCGCTGGTAACAGTATTATAGATCATACCAGGTTTGGCAGCCTCTATATACTTTGCATCTCCTGCAGTCACCTGCGGAGATAATTGTCCTAAGATTCTAACAAATGGTAACGCAAGATCATCTTGAGTCATATTGTCAAAACCTTTTGCATCATCGCCAAATAAGGCGAGTGATGTGTTTGCTTTAGCTTTTATGTTTCCATTAGCCATTATACATCCTCCATTATTTCCGAGTTATTTTAGTTTTGTCTTTAATCCAAGTGCTAAAGACATCAGGAGGCATATCGAGCCCGGACTCGATACGCTCCTTAAATAGGGCAGTTAACGTAGCCCAAGCCACATCAGATTTCTGTTGTGGTTCAAACCCATTCTCTGCCGCAAGGTCCAACAATTGTTGTGCCTTGTCATCTTCTCCCTTTCCAAAAGTCACAAAGACATTGTTTTTAATAATATCTCCCAACCCTTGGTCACGAAGCCATTTATAGCATTGCGCTCTTCGCGCTTCATCTTTCGGAAGAGTGCATCTATATTCTTTTTTCACAGATACTTTAGAACCATCAGCGAGTTTAATCTCTGACAATCCTTGTTCTGCTAATAATTCTGGGATTACACGAGAGCCAATATCATCGGCCTCCGCTTTTTTTGTTTTAAGTTGCTCTTCTAATTCAGCAATCTCATCTTCTTTTTGTTTCAACTTTACACATTCTTGTGCAACCGTTGTCACCTCTACATTGTCTAAAAGATCTTTTGAATCTTTTAACATCTCATCTCTCACATTGAAGCTACCACTCCCTGTAAAAGTCTTTACTTTTATTTTTTGCTTTACAGCCATTGTTATCCTTTCTGATACATATCTACTTCAAGTGGATAGTATCGATATTCACGTTTGTCCCACTTCAACATATTAAACTGTCCGTTAGTTACTTCACTTACAGCAGCCGTAGATATACCTATGATAACAGGATCTCCTACAGCAAGCAAGTAATCTTCTTTACGAAAGTCTTGTAAATTTTTTTTCATCTTCTGTACATAAGGTGCAGTAGATAATATTGCCTGATCTCTATTAGGCAAACATATTACAAGGTAACCAAAGTCAGACGCACTTAATATATTTATGTTAGGCGCTGGTTGTTGAATCACATAAACAAATTTCTCTTTAGGGTTGTTTTTATAAAATTCTAAAAACTCTTCTAAAGATCTTGGTTTATATAACTCAAATATTTTATTTTTCATTTCTTACTTCTTGACATCGTTTAGCATAGGTTATATATAATTGTCAACTAGAAAGAAGAAAAAAATTATGAAATATAAATTTAAAACAAAGCCTTATGCACATCAATTAAGTGCATTAGAAAAGTCGTGGAATAAAAAAGAGTTTGCCTATTTTATGGAGATGGGTACAGGTAAATCAAAAGTATTAGTTGATAATATGGCTATGCTTTATGATAAAGGTAAAATAAATGGGGCGTTAATTATAGCACCAAAGGGTGTTTATAGAAACTGGTTTTCTCAAGAAATACCAAATCATTTAGCTAGGCACATAGATCACAAAACGGTATTATGGACTGCGACTACATCCAAAGCAAAGGATAAAGAGTATCAACAATTGTTTAAAGTAGACTATGACCTTCACATCCTTATAATGAATGTAGAAGCGTTCTCGACTAAAAAAGGTCTTGAGTTTGCTGTAAAATTTTTAAACTGTCATAAAACTATGATGGCTGTTGATGAGTCTACAACTATAAAAACACCAACTGCAAAAAGAACAAAAGCTATTTGTAATTTAGGTAAGCTTGCAAAGTACAGACGTATTCTTACAGGTTCACCAGTAACTAAATCACCATTAGATTTATATACACAATGTGGTTTTCTCGATGAAGAATTATTAGGTTTTAGTTCTTTTTATACATTTAGAAATAGGTATGCAGTTATGGTAGATAGAAACTTTGGTGGTAGAAGAGTGCAGATACCTGCAGGATATAGAAGATTAGATGAGTTATCAGAGATATTAAAGAAATTTTCTGATCGCGTATTAAAACAAGACTGTTTAGATCTACCAGAAAAAACATATGTAGAAAGACAAGTAGAACTAACGGAAGACCAAAAGAAAACATATGCTACAATGAAATCCGCGGCCCTCGCTCAACTAAACGGCAAAATGGCAACCGCACCTCACGTATTAACACAACTAATGCGTTTGCATCAAATCACTTGTGGGCACCTAAAGAATGATGATGAAACGATTACAGAAATAAAAAATAATCGTATTGATGCCCTATTAGAAGTTTTAGAGGAAGTCGAAGGTAAGGCAATAATATGGGCTAATTATGTCTATGATGTAAAAAGAATAGTAAATGCTATCTCTAAAAAATATGGATTAGATTCCATTGTTCAATATTATGGCGCGATTCCGGCAGAACAAAGACAAAAAAATATAGAAAAATTTCAAGACCCAAACTCACCCGTAAGATTCTTTGTGGGTAATCCACAAACTGGTGGGTATGGGATAACATTAACTGCTGCTAACAATGTAATTTATTATTCTAATGGATATGACTTAGAAAAAAGACTGCAGTCAGAAGACAGAGCGCATAGAATAGGTCAAAAAAAGGCGGTGACATATATCGATCTTATAGCACCAAAAACTGTAGATGAAAAGATTAGAAAAGCGTTGCGTAAAAAGATAAATATAGCAACACAAATTATGGGTGAGGAGTTAAAAGAATGGATATAAAATACGAGATAGAGCCTGTATTTAAAATAGAGTTTTTTAAAATTAAATGCATTGATTTTAAAAACAAAAAGAAAAAATTAGAAAAAGTTTTAGAACGATATCCTGAAATGCCTCAAGCTAATTTTGCTAGCAATAGAAATAAATGCAGTATCAATACAGAATTTAGAGAAATATTTAAAAATGAGTTTAGTTTAATTAGAGCAAAGTTTAATTCTAAAATTTTATTGCAAAGAGTTTGGTCTGTTGTTTACCATAAAGGTGATTATCACGTACCACATAACCATAGTTCAACAGGTTATTGTGGCATACTTTATTTAGATATGAAACCAGACTCACCTAAAACTACTTACATACAACCTTGGAATAATGAAAATGATCAAAGTGTTTTATACACACCACAAGTTAAACCTGGAGATATAATGATAGTGCCACAACATTTATGGCATTATTCAGAACCAAATAAAATAAAATTTAAAAAAAGAATTTTATCTTTTGACTTTGTATTAGAACCGGTATTGTTTTAATGGAACTTATAATTTTAAACGATGGCTTATATCAATTAATTCCTGTTACAAAAGAAATTATGGAAGGAATTGTTGTAACTTCTGAAGTAGATTGTTTTGATTTATGTGACATATTAAGATTAAAATTAACTGGATATGTAGAAAGCATAAATCTTCACGTAATGAATGATGGTAGTGGATATTTTTTTGGATGTATGTGTCGTTAGATTAAATCTTTTGCAGAACCAATTATCGGTTTGTATTTTGTTTTACCCTCTGATTTGTATGCCCATAAATAGGATGCACGTCTACCTTCAGGCACATAGCTGCAGTGGATCCACCCCGAGTTGGGTTCTCCGGGAGTGTAGAACTCGCAGATCAACTGATCGTAATCTAAATTTTTATGTATCCAATCACTGAGTTCAGCATTATCTACGCCTATCACTTCGAAGTCTGCGGCCTCAGCTTTGGCGTGCTGTGAATTTACAGAACTACCAATAGCAGTGCATAATTCTGGGCTACGGAATCCGCTAGTCACTTTAACTCTGCCGAAGTGGTCACGTATTGGTTGCAAAATATTTTCACATAGTGTTTTTAATTTTTCTATTTGATCAGCATTGGGGTTGTTATCGATGCCCCTTCTGATAGCAGTGTCTGATTTAGTTAATTCTAATAAAGAAAAATTACGTGTAAGATTCATTAATTTATTAACCTTTCCAATACGAAGAGTACTGCAGTACCCGCCACAGTCAAAAGAACCCAATAGATCTTATCTATCTTGCCTCCCAAATTTTCTACATCTTCGTGTACGTGTTTTAAATTTTTCTTGACACCTGATATGTGTCCATACAAAGATAAAATGTGTTCTCTGGTTGTTTTAGGTTCTATTGCCATAATTAATTAAATAATTTGTCTATTTCCTCTAATTGCTGAGCTCTTGGTAATGAGCCAAATCTTGTATTTGCTTGTACAATAGCAGGATTTGCACCGGATACAAGAGGTGGTAATTGGCTAACAGGGCCAAGATCTGGTTTAGGTAAATTTTTAAAAGGATTATTTATGTCAGGTATTGATTCATTTGATAATGAATAATTACTTAATGAAGACCTTAATTCTTCTATTGTATCTATGACTGCATCAATAGGATTTATTATACCTAATTCATCAGCTATTTCTTGAAATCCAATTAAACTTCCTAAACTTATTTTCATTGGTCTAAATAAATCTTCAGACAAATATCTAAAGTTAGGGCCACCTATTCTTTCAGCTACCTCTGTATATAATTGATCATCTGATAAACCTAAAGTTTGAGCTGCTTTAATATCATCAGACATAGTTTTTTGTACTTTGTATAAAGCTCTGTTAGCATTAATATAAGCATCAAATATTTCCTCTGGTGTTACAGGTCCACCTTTTAACATTGTTCTAGTAAACAAAGCTTTTGAGTTTCTAGTTCCTCTTGAATAATCTGCAACTTTATATTTAATAGAATTTGCTGGATCTATCTCCACAGCTCTAGCACCAATAATACCAGCTAATTCATTTCCAAATTCATATTCTCTACCACGTGCATCAAATCTACCTAAGTCATCATCAGGTTTTATTGATAATCCAATTCTTTTTAATTGTTGATAGTTAAGAGGAGCTTGTGATTTAACTAAATGAGCTAAACTATTATAAATTTGATTACCTCTACTGTCGTTTTCATTGTAAACTCTAAAACCATCTCTTGTTTCACCACCTCTTATATATAAATCTGCAAGCGCTTCTGTCCAAATAGATTCTGTAATAAATGGTGCTGCTAATTCTTTTGTTGATTCAAATAAACCTAAAACAAAATCATCCATAATTCCATCTTTGTCTTGTTCACCTGCTTGGACTCTATTAATAACTGTTTGAATAGGTCTAGTTAAAGTATCGTAAGCGTTCATATGAGAAAAATCTACATATTTAAATTTACCATCTTCACCTTTTAAAGGTATTAATGTAGAATTTTTAGACCATTTAGGAACGTATCTTCTAATAGCTTCTAATTCATCTCTACTTACATCGTATAAAGCTTGGCCTGCAGATACCGCAGCATAAGGAACTGCAGCTGTTGTTACTCCCATACCTAACAACCTAGTAAGACCAATTGTTCTTAATGGATATACAACTTTTTTATTTGGTAAAGTTACAGAATAAAAGTATTCATCTATACCTCTTTGAACAATGTTTGTACCTGTTCTCATTATTTCTGCAGGAAACGATACAAAATTTCCTACTGGATATTGTCTTAAACCTTTTACAAAATCAGATACATAAGCATAGTTTGGAATATTATTTCTTACTATTCTTGCTGCCTCATCAGCTACAGCTTCTCTATTAAATTTTACTGTTTGACCTGCAAGATTTACAAAGTTACTACCTTCTGCAATACCTGCTTTTTTATATGCTTGAAACAATCTATCTTGTTCTTTAAAGTATGAAAATATTTTCCAAAAATCGTCCTCAGCTGTGTATGCATCTTGAGCAAATCTTTTAACTCTAGATAAACCTTTTGCTAATTTATCAAATGCTTTTATAGATCCTAGATAAGAACCAAAGTTAACATCTTTTAATAACGCTTGTAAATCTGCTAACTGAACTTGAGAGTTTACTACACCTCGTTGTAATAGTTCTTGATAGATAGCATTTCCTTCTTTAGTTCTTGGTCCTAATTGTAAAGCTCTTAATGCTTTTCTTGCTGCCCCCTCACCCGGTCCTATGAAAGGTATAAGACCATTAGCTGTTGCAAAAGCTCCTGCACTTAAAAAGTTACGCATATGTGTAAAAGGAGATAAAATTGTTTTTGCCATTTGTGAAGTAGCTTTAGGATATAAAACTAAGTTTGCATACAATCGTCCAGCAAATCCACTTTTAGGACCTATTATATTTTTATTTACATTATACAAAGCATCAGCATTGCCTATTAATGTCCACAATCCTGTTAATGGATTAATACTAGCAACATCTTCAAGCACTTCATCTCTTTGCATTCTTTTTAAAAAAGAACTTACTGTCTCTCCTGGTTTAACATTTATACCTGCATCAAATTGATTAAGTAATTCAGGAACACCAGGTTTACGTAAAACTCTATTTTGTTTTTGTGCCCAAATAGATTCACCTGTTTTAGGATCTAACTCCCCTTCTAGTAAAGATCTTTGTTTTGATCTGTCTGTTAAAGGATTTATTTGTTCTAATCCTTCTTCACCTCTTTGAGATATAGTTCCAATTCTTCTATAATCCCCTGTCCGCGCCCCAGTAGCTTTTATTAATTCTTCTTCAGTATTAAAAAAAGTTTGAATAGGCGCTCTTCGAGAAGCTTCTTCTGCGCTAAATCCTTGGTCAATTAATTCTTTTATTCTAGCCGATCTTGCAACCGCTATATCTTCAGAAGTTCTTCTTAAAGTTCTATAAAAATCATCTCTTCTAATAACAGTAGATAACATATTAGTACCATTTAAAATTGTAGACATTGCACTTTCATCTTTGCCTAAAAGTTTTTTTGCTAGAGCTTGTGTTTCAGGAGTAAGTTGTATTAATTGTTTGTTTGGAAATTTAGCTGCTCTTTGGGCAAATGATTTATCTATAAAATAATCTGGAATTTTAAATAATACACTACCTTTGTTTGTTAAAGGTAATTTTTTATCAATAAAAGCTGATTCATAAATATCTGCTACAATTTTTTTAGCTTCTGTATTTGTCAATTTAACAGGTGTAGGTAAATTACTAGCAATAGTTTTTATATTTTTTTCTGCATCAATTATTAATTGTTTAGCAGGTTTAACATTATCAAGCACACTTATGGGATTATTTTGAAATACTTTATAACCTACATCTAATCTATCACTTAATGTTTTGGGTAATAATTCTTTCCATTTTTGAAATACAGATTTACCTTGTAAAGGTTTAGTCATATCTAAAGATCGACCTTCAATAGATAATAAATCACCCCAACCTTGTCTCATTTCTTCTAAAGTATCTATAAAACCTTGTTGTTCTGCTTTAGTTAAACTTTTACCAAATTTTTTCGCTTCTTTATTAATTAAGTTAATTGATTTACTTGCTTCTTCAGCACTAATTTTAGGAAGAATGACTTGTAGTGTTTCTTCTTTTTTAGCATTCTTAGTAGCTTCTTTAATCGCTTCTTCTTCAGATAAACCTCTTGATAAAGCTTTTGCTTTTAATTCTCTAAAACTTTGTTTATCAATAAGGGGCTCACCTGTTTTTGGGTTTCTTGCAATTGTTTTACCAAAGGCAGTATCATCAATGCTATCTAATCCAGATAATAAAGTTTTATTTAATTGTTTTGCAATTGCTGTTTGAGATGCAGCAGCTTTACCAGAAAATACATTAGCTCTATCTAAAAAAGGTATAATAGAATCTATTTGATCGTCTAATCTAAAAGCAAGATTTTGAGATTTATTTAAATCACCCGCACTTAATCCTTTAAATGCCATTTCTTTTTCAAAGTATTCAGGATTTTTACCACTACGTGGTCTTAATCTTTGAGATACATAGTCTAAAGCTCTACCTATTTTTGTTTGTGCAACACGTCCTGCTTTTGTAGAATCTGCTAATTGTTTAACACCAGAACCAGCCAAACTTAATATACCCGTAAATGCAGCTCCCTCTATTCCAAGTTTTAATCTATTATATAATTCTCTTTCTGGATCATAGTCATCACCTCTTTTTAATTTAGTAGGACCCACATCAAACAAATCACCAAACGTTCCTACCTTTTCTGGGTCAGAAACAAAAATTGCTTCACCTACTCCAGCTCCTACAGCACCAGCGCCTAATTGAAGAGCTTGTCCTTTTCTATTTAATTTAGCTAATTGTTGTCCTTTTTTAATTCCTTCCATAATTGGAAGACCATCATCATCTAATAATTTAAAATAGTTACCTGATTTTTTTGCAGCCAATGCACCTTTAGTTGCAGTGCTTGCTATTCTTGCAGCGACACCAGCAGGTATAGCAATGTTAGTTAAAATTTCACTAATCTTACCAGCGGTTGTTGCTTCTGCATATTCATCAAATGGATTTATTGTTGCAAAAAACTTTTCTACTTTTTCTGCTGTGTTTGTGTCTGCACCTAAATCTATTAAGTTTGCACCTATTGAAACAAAACCTTCTGGTATTTTAAATAAACCGGAGCCAATACCAGCAAAGAAAGATCCTAAACTACTAACACCTACATCTTTACCAAATAGTTTAGCTGTATCTTTTTCTGTTTCTTTAGTTGTTTCTGATCCAAGACTAGGAAATAAAGCATCTATTTCAGCGTCAAATTTTGACATATTGGTTTCCTATCCAAGATTATAAATTGGTTTAGCTGACCCATCTCTTTGAATTTCTACTATTATTCTTGCAGTTGTATCAGCACCTGTTATTGAATCTTTTACTTTTTCTTGAACAATAAAAGTATCTCCAACTTCAGCTGTGCCTATTTTTTTCTTTAAACCCTCTCTATCTACAATTCCTGCAAATTTATATTTTTTACCTGTGTTTGGAGAGGTAGCACCTTGAATACCTCTTATTATTTCTTTGTTACTTCCTGTTCCACCTTTAGTTGCAGCTAGAATACTTTTCTCTATACTAATCTCATCTCCTCTTTCTATTTGATAATCTATCTTAGCTTTAAGTTGATCTATCATTGCCTTGTTTTGTTTTGTCTGTTGCTTATCTTTCAATAAGAATGTGGCTGCAGCAGTTTCTATTTTCTCTGCTCTACCAGGGCCTGTTTTAGATTCAGCTTCAAAGAATTTTTGAGCACCTTCACTTAAACTTGGTGCACCTATAAATGCTGCCGCTGCTCTACCAAATGTATCACCTAGATCTCTTCTAAATGCTTTTTTATATCCAAGTGTATCTTTAATTTCTTCTAATGTTAATTCCTCATTAGCTGTATTTTGTTTATTTAAAATAGTATCATCACTTAATATATTTTCTGCTTGTTTTTTAGCAGTAGCTCTTTTTTCTCCACCAGAAAATATAGCATCTACAGCTGTTTTACCTGGTTCAACTTTTGCAGCTTCACCGCTTACTTCAAAATCATCTATTTCTTTTGGTAAACCTGTTTCAGAATCTAAACCTTTATCTTCAAAAAATTTCTTTTTACCACCTCTAGGGAAGAAACCAGGTGCCTCACCTATTTTATTACCCTCTGCTATATATGCTAAATCTTCTCCTACATCTATATTTGTTTCATCCATAGAAAAAGGTATTGAACTTATTTCTTTTAATCTTTTATACCCTTCAGGTGTGTATGTAGATTTTGCATAAAAGTCTGCTAATTTTCCTAGTCCTATTCCGGCTCCCGCACCGGCTGCATATAAACCTGCTGCTCCAGATGCTAATGTTCCACCACCCCCTAATCCTCCAAACAAAGGTCTTACAACTTTTCCTAAATATGGAATATTTTTAGCTTTAACTAAAGCTCTTTGAAATATATTACCGCCAGATAATCCACCTCTTGGTGGTCCTATTGGTCTACTGTACATAGAACGACCTCCAATAGATCTTTTAGTATTTGAACCTCCTGTTAACTCTTCCATCATAGCTGTGGATATACCACCTTCAAACATACCAACTCTACCACCACCTGCTAAACCAGATGTAATCCCCGTTCCGCGACTATCGACACGGCCACCTCTAAACATTGGTCGTCTTAATATTCTGCTCATTAGCCAAAAATTCCTAATTTAGAACCGATACTAGCAATACCACTACCTACACCGAGTGCTGTGGCTAGTGGACTTGCTGGTGGTGCCGGCGGTGCATATCCGACTGTTTGTGTCGGGAATGCTCCTGGTTGAATTTGTGCGAGTTGTTGTCCTACTAAACCTATTTGTGTAAATGGTTGAAACTGTCTCTCTCTTTCAGCCGCTGCCGCTGCATCAAGAATCGCTTGTTGTTGTGCTTGACCTGCTTGACCTAGTTGAGTTTGGAATTGTCCTAAACCTTGTCTTGCAGCTAAATCTTGTGCTGCCGCTGCTTGTGCTTGTTGAAATCCTTGTGCTAATAATTGTGCTTGTAAGTTTGCTCTACCAGTTGCTGCGCCTCTTGCTGCTTCTGCTGCAAGAACACCTTCTCGTCCACCACCATAAGCACCAGCTTGTATGGCTCTATCTCGTCTTGCTGTATCTGCAATTGCTTGTTGTCTGTCAAATTCTGATAATGTTGTATCGATCACCTCTTGTTGATAAGGTGACATGAATTGTTCGTAAGCTTGTGGTCCTACTAATGTATCTAATCCAGCAGCCGCGGTTCGCGCGTCTTTTTGTAGTTGTGACTCTGCTGCAATCGTTGGTGCAAATTTAGTTGTATCTATCCCTGTAAAACCACCAGCAGGTATCGTACCTGGTTGTAGTTTTTTGATCGTCTCAAGAAAGGATGTAAGTGCACCCTCTATTATCGGTGCTGGTTTTGTTACTGTAGTTGTTGTTGACATTATGCCCTCGCCTCTAATCTGTTCATTGTTTCATACATTCTCTTAGCACCTTCATTAATATTTCCACCACCTGCACCTCTAACTGCATCAGCAGTCATTACAAATTCGTTCTTGCTTAATCTTGCAGGTACATCATCTGCTTTTTCTTTTTTACCTATTGGTACAAAACCACCACCTCTTAAATCCATTTCTTTACCACCAAGATCCATTAGACCTCCATCTTTTTTACCTTCAATCATCTCTACTTGTAAACCTATTATACCACCATCTTTATATCCCGCTGCGCTAATAGTCTCTGCAATTTCATCTTCACTAAAATATCCAGCAGCCTCCATAAATTGTCTTATAGCTAAAGCTCTGTCTGCATCATCTGCTAATCCTTCTGCTGCTGCTAATGCATCCTCTCTAGCTTGTTCTTTTTCTAATCGTCTAGTTTCTGCTGTTGCTAAATCAATTGTACCTTGTGTAAGTGGTATGGATAATGCTTTAGCTCCTGCTTTACTTAATATACCATCAGTTGCTAAACCTTCAGATAAACCAATTAATTTTTCTGAACCTGTAGCTAAACCTTCTAATCCGCTTTTTATAAATCCTGGTTTCATACCAGCTGCTTTGCCTTCAAGAAATTGTGCTGCGCTTGGTGTTTGGGTTCCGCTAGCATAAACTGGACTGTCAAAACCTGCAACTGGTTTATCCACTCCTATTGCTTTACCTGGACTTCCAGGTGTTGTTAGTGCACCAATACCAGAAGCAAGTGCTACTGATAATGGACTAAACTCTCCTTCACTTCCTTCCTGTGCAAGTTGTGCTCCTAAGTTTAAACCACCAGACACTAATGCTCTAGATAACATCGTATTACCACCAATACCCATAATACCTGGAGCCATAAATGGCGCGGCTGCAGCTAAGAATGGTAATGCTGGTTTGATTTCGTTTGGCACTAGCTTATCTAGTACACGCGAAATAGGTCTTGTTAATTTTTTAAGTAATCCCATACGTTTCTTCTTATATTATTGATATCAAAGCAAGTCCGCAAAGCTTGTAAATAGGCGAGTATAGCACAATTTACAAGGTTTTTAAACATACGTCAATCGCTGATATTAAAGCCAGCACCTATCTTTATTTCTTCTACAGTTACATTTACGTCTCTTCTTATATGCTCTGATTTAGTATTTGTGCTTGGATTTTGCACATCTGCCATGGCTTCTGCATCAGACATATACTCTTGACCCGTAACTGTATTAGTTAAAGTAACTTCTGTTTTAGGTGTAATTACTGGCACTCTTTTACCATTAATTGTTTCATACCTAACAGAAGCTTCTGTTTCTATAAACGGCATTATCTATCCTCCCTATTAATTTCTAATATAGATGCAATAACATCCACATTACCACTTGTGGCTTGCACCTTTAATATCTCGCTTTCCAACATAATTAATGGTTCGCTTAATACTTGTTCTTTTTGACCTGATGTTAGAGTCACATCATTATCAACTACAAAAGCTGTGCCTGCTGCATTAGTTAATGTTACCTTGACCACCGCGGATCCTGCTGCATCCTCTGCAACTAAAAGCGATTTAACAATAGCTCTTGAGTTTGATGGCACTGTGTATAGTGCTGTAACATCTGTGGTTGTTAAACTTACTTTATCATTTTTATATATATTTGCCATTATCCTAATCCTAACCAAGTAAATCGTTCTTGGTCTTCTTTTAATTGTGTTAAATATGTAGAGTTTAATTGTTCAATAATTGTATTTAATGCTCTGTTAATTTGTCTTTGGTTATCTTCACTATATTCTTTTTTAGGTTCTGGTAATCTTACTACTACTTTTGTCATTATCCTCTTCTTCCATCAGGTTGTAAATCTACTTGAAAGGTACCAAATCTCCATGATTCACCTACACCAGTATTTTCTATTTTTATATTTGCATATCGTCCTCTAGCTCTAGTATCAACTTTAGTTGTGCTTGAAGTAATTGTAAAAGGGCTTAATGTTGTTTGTGTATCACTATCAGCAGGAAAATCTTTTACAGATAAAGTAACTTGATTATTACCAGTCAATACTTTAAAGTTAGGTAAAAATCTTCTCATAGCTAGAAATACTTCACTCTGATCTTTTTGTAAAGAAAAGCTAAATGATTGTATAAAAGATGTTAAAGCTGTTACACTACCATCTGGATTAACTTGATCGGTCCCCGTTTCGTGTTCAAATAATACACTTTGTCCTAATCCTGTTTCACCAATAACCGATGGAAATGTTCCTGTGCCAGAACTGTTATACGCAGTGGCGTATGGTTTAGGATAAACTAATGAATCAATCCAAGTTGTTCTTATAGAATTTGTATTTGTACCTGTATACCAGTTACCCATTGGTAATCTTGCATTGTCTTGTCCGTAATTATAAACAACATATCTATTATTAAAATCAGATCCTGATGTTGGATACCACCACACTACTTCTGTAAATAGATTATTAATGCCTGCATTAACTTGTTGACCTTTAGTGGTATCAATGTCGTCATAAATAAAATCTTCAACAGAACAAGGCAATGTATTAACTGTACCATCAAAAGAGAAAAAACCATTATTACCCATCCAGTATGCAACACCATCAATTTCAATAGCTGCATTCTTACCAATTAATCCACAGTTTGTACCTACTTGTTCAAATCCAAATGTAAATGGAGCTCCAACAAATTTCATTGTATACAATGCGTTGTCAGTCCATATTAAAATATTTTCTTTTGCAACCAAACCACCCATAATTTTTGTACCATCTTGTAATCTTTGTGTACCAGCAGTATTAGTTACAATTGGTGTGTATGAATTAATATTTTCATCTTCAGAAAATCTTATAAACATATCATCTTGTGTGGCTGCTGAACCAACGGTTGTTTCAGTTCCTAAATGAATTAAGTGACGTGTTGTTGGTGAAATTAAAGTTACTCTAGTAGCTGTTGGATTATTTGTAGTTTCAAATCCAGATGTAGTTGTAGAAGCGCGTGTAGATAATCTAGCTGTAATAGAGGCATCCCAAGTAAATGTTTTACCGTTTGCAATAGTTGCAATTAACACATCACCAAAATTACTTAATGACCAAAGTCCAGGTTCAAGAGTAACTGTTGCTGCATTTACTGCATCACCCCATCCAGAAAAATCTGTAGCGTTAGTTACGGTTGCACCACTGCTATGAGCTTGTCCTGTTGTTCCTGACACTGCAGTTCCTTTTGCTCCTCTAGTGATACCTATTAAATCATTTGAACTTACTCCTGTGTAAGTTATCAATTCTGTTCCTACCGCAATTGTTCCACCGCCTGTTGGAAAACCTGTAACTGATGTTAAAGTTATTGCTGTCCCCGATCCACCTGTACCTGCCGTATCCGCGAGCAACGCTCCGTTAAGAGTTGTTGTTTGTGCGCCTTGAACCGTACCACCATATTGACTAATACCAAAACCATAACCATAAGTTTGAGCGGCTGGGCCCACTCTTTCATAAGGTTTTAAAGTTACACTACCGCCCGATGCAGCAGAACCAGAGCTTGTAAATGTAATTGTAAAAGTAGTTGCTGTAGGTGTTGATATAACTTGAAATAATTTATCTTCAAAATCAGAAGCGTTTAATCCTGTGCCACTAGGTAGAGTTACACTATCAAATAAAACAATGTCACCATCTTCTAGATTATGTGCAGAGGATGTTGTAATAGTTATTGTGGTAGTACCATTAAAAGTAAATGTAGCTCCTGCTATGGAAGCTGAAAGAGGTGTAACATCAAAAAATTGACCTTCAAAATATACAATTAAAAATTTATCTGTACCAATAGCTACGTATCTATTTCCTTCTTTATCTACAAAAGCATGTTGTTTTCTAGCAACCCCCACTAACGAATCTGTAAGTAACGATTGCCAACCACCTACTTTTTCTGGTAGTCCATATCTAAATCTAACATTGTCTGAATCAACCCAACGACCTTCAGCTCCAACAGCTGTGTCTTGTTTGTCAATACCAGGAGCAAACTTAATTTTCGTAAGCATCCTTTACTCCTATGCTGTATTAGTTTTAAATTGCCAGCCTTTATTAGAACCAGTGTAGAAAAGTGTGACTGATTGATTGTTAGTTGTAAGATCTACTGATGCAGCTGTGCCTTGAATTTTATCTGATCCATTTGGTGCTACAATACATTTGTTAGTTCCAAAACCATTTGATGCCGATACATCCATAATAACTATTTCATCACCAACTGCTCCGGCAGGTAAAGTAATTGTTACAATATTAGCAACTGTATCTACACCTATTTGATCACCAGGAACTGCCGTGTATGCAGTTTTACTTGCTGCAGTTACCGTTGTAAACCCTTTTTCCATCATACCTAAAGTTGTAGCTGGAACACTACCTCTAGAATAAACTAAAACTGTTGCACCTTCAGGAAGAGGCACTTGTGTAGATGCACTTTGACCCGTTGTAAGTAAAGTTACTGTATAACTATCACCAGCTCCCCCTCTAGTAGTTCCATCTTCTACAAAAAATACTCTATTAGCATTACCACCAGATGTAGTCGCAGGCATTGTTAAACTTGCATTACCAGATAAAGTTCCTGTAACTTTAATATAAAGATTTTTACCGTTTGCGGTTGCGTCTCCATCAGCTAAACTTAAGTTTACATTACCAGAACTTAAAGTTACTTCTACATAACCAGATGCTGCTGTTTGTAATAATTGTAAATTAGTGTTTGTAATTGTGCCCCATAGACCAGCTTTCTCACCGGTTGCTACAAGTTCTAATGATAAATCTGTTGAATAAGTTGATGCCATATTAATAAGGTTTTATTGGTGTCCAAACCATTGTTGCTCCTGGTACTATATCGTTCCATGTAATAACTCCTGGTTCTACTGTATCTAATGTTAACTGAGAACCTGTAGGACTTATATTTGCGTCAGCAGTTATTGTAACATTACCAGTCGCCAAGGTCAAGTCAACACCTGATGGTAAAACATCAACAGCTGTGCTAACGGTAAAATTACCTATATTTAAAGTTACTTGTGAACCTGTAACAGTGTGATCTACATCTGTTCTAATACTTAAAGTTCCAAGACCTAAAGTTACTTGATTTGGTGTTAAGTTTTCTGTAACAGAGTCTGCAATAACTCCAGCGCTACCAATACTAATTGTTACTTGATTGCCTGTTACGACTACTGCTACATCTGAATCGGGTCCTGATGTAGCAAATGGTAATGCTGATATTGCGTCAAATCCTAAACTCATAAATTTCCTTAAAAGGGGACTGTGTGGTATGTGGTGGTGACACAGCCCCCATCTAAGAATTATATCATCGTTTAAACCAAGAAGGAAGACCTAAATGTGGACGGGTATCAAACATATTATTTCTTGCCCCTGGTGTTTTACGATTATTATAATGCAGAAAAACTTGTACGCATTCTTTACCTTTAAACTTTTCTCGCCAATGTTCTAGCTCACAACCTCTATAAACTAGCATATCTCCCGGTTTTAAATCTACTTTAACTCCTTTCGCTTTGCTAGCTGCAGTAATATTTTTACCGTCTGGAGCGCCTACATTCTCATTTGGACTTAAATATATAGGCCAATCATCACCACCTAAATTCATAGTTGTAGATATCTCACAACTAAATCTATCCTTATGTCTTTTTAATATGTCACCTTTTTTATAGATTCGTGCATACGTGTATGCAGGATATAGTTTTAATCCTGTTGCTTTTTCCATACCTGGTTGACATTTAAGTAATAAAGTTTCCATAGCAATATCTGCAAAATGAGAATATGTATTTGGTATTTGATCATTTGGCGCTTCATAAACTCCAAACGTTTCTTCAAAAGGAGAAATATATTTAGTTTGACAAAAAGTATCATACACTTGTTTTTTCATTCTAAAATAATTTGCAACAAAAATTGCAAGATCTTGTGATATCGCTTGACGAATAACTGTATACTTTTTCTTTTTAAACATCTTTAGCCATTTCTTTAGGAACAGCTTGTATGTTCCAATGTATAAATCTAAATGGTTCTTTACCATGGTCTACCGCATATTCGTGTTCCAAGTATCCTGGAAATATAATTAATGTTCCTGGTTTTGGCTTTATATGAAATTGTTCGTGACCTGCCCATATACCTTTTAAGTCTGGTTTCATTTTTAATTTTGTGCATCTTGCACCAGTTTTTGGTTCGTGAAATATAGGATAAGATGTTTTATCACTACACTTCAAAAAGTAAAAACCCGATACGTGTTGATTCCAATGTATGTGTGCAGAGTGATGTCCACCACCTTTTTTAGCAAACTCCTGTACCCATAATTCAGAAAACATAGTCGTATATTGTGACATATCATAACCTTGATGATCTAAATACTCCCAAGATTTTTGACCAATATAGTTTCTAAAATCTAAAAAATCATTATCAGCTGTAATTGGTGTTGAATGATATGATCTTCCAAAGTCACCGTGTTCTTTTATAAATTTTTTTTCTCTGTTTCTTGCATCTTTAATATATTTATTAGATGCTTTGTTTAATGATTTAACAAACTCTGGTTTTTCCTCGTTCCATATTACAGTTGGAAAATAACTATTTATATACATTATCTAAAAGGCCTCCCTAAATGCCATACCACAAGACTATATCTTGTGCCTGATGTTACTGGTTTAACTCTATGCCACACAAAACTAGGAAATACAATAATAGATCCTTTTGGTAATATTTCTTTACATTG